TGTATCCCGAAATCGCAGTGTTCCCGGTTGACACCATCTCCGGTGATACCGTGACGCTCTCGATCCAGACTGGCAATCCCTCCGTTGGATATCGTAACGCCAACGAAGGAACCTCGGCCAAGAAGGGAACCTTCGCATCGCGCATCTTCCAAACCTCGATCATCGAGCAGTTCATCAATGTGGACATCCAAGGAGTGCTTAACGCCAGCAAGGATCCCGCTCGCGTTCTCACCGCCGAAGCTCGCAGCGTCACCAAGGCCGTCTTGAGCCACATCGCATTCCAACAATGGTATGCCGGCACGACTCAAGCCAGCGTTGACACCAAGGCCGCTCCCGGCTTCCTAGCTCAATCCAACAGCGCCTCGACCCACGTTGTCGATGCTACCGGTTCGACCGCGAAAACCTCGGTCTGGGTCATGGAACTCCTGCAAGGCGAATGCGATCACGTTTACGGAAACGACAACACTCTTCTCTTCGGCGAAGATTGGACTGAAGAAACGGTCGATGACGCCAGCGGCAACAGCCTCCGCTGCCTTCAAAACTGGATCTCTGGCCGCGTTGCTCCTCGCCTCGCGAACAAGAACCGCGCCATCCGCATCAAGAACATCGGAACTGATTCCGGTAAGGGTCTGACTGATGCCCTCCTTGCGAAGGCATTCCGCCAAGCTCGCGAACTCGGCATGAACCCTAACGCGATCTTCGCGACTCCTCGATCTGTCGAGCAGCTCCAGGTTAGCCGCACCACCTACTCGCCCATCGGCGCTCCCGCTCCGATGCCCGAAGAGTATCAAGGTGTCCCGATCTATCAAACCATCAACCTTTCCAACGCGGAGACGGTCTGATTTAACCCATCCTGACAACCCCAACTACACAAGACCATGTCACAAAAAGTTAATCGCCGGAACAAAGCAGACGCTCTCCTGAGCGTGACCAAGGCGCTCCCCGCCGCCGCTGCCAACAACGACTCCGATGAAATCTACATCGGGCCTGCTGGACCGCATCGCGAAGGCATGAAGCTCCGCGCTTCGTGGCCCGCCAACACCGTCCTCGTCGCCACCAAGCTCCTCACGCTCACTCTCAAGAGTGGTGCAACTGGCGCTCTGGCCGCCGAAACCGATCCCACTGCTACCTACGTCATTACCGGTGATACCGGTTTCGCCGCCGGCTACGTCGATTTCGAACTCGGCCAGAACGTCGGCGAATACGTCGCGGTCAATCAAGCCGTCGAAACTGGCGGTGGATCCAACATCGCGACCAGCTTCACCTACACGGTGGTCTGCTAAAAAATCCCGCTCATGCCCGCAGTAAATTCGAACGCGAAAGCCGACGACGCACCGGGGGAGGTTCCGCCTCTTCCCTCCCCTGGTGCGACTGCGGACAGGGTTACCCGCATTCAGCGCATCGTTGACATTGTTGAAATGCTCAACGGAACGCCGGACCAAGAGACGGTTATCGAGGACGAGCGGAAGAACCTCACAGCATTTATTGCCGAGGGTCTCGACGCTAGCCTAACCGCCAAAGTTAAAGCCATTTTGAAATGAGCTATGCGACCCTCGACCATCAAGCTGCTCTTGCCGATCTGATCGCGTTTGAAGGCAGGATGATCGAAATCGACGGCGTGAAAATGAGGGCAATTATCGAACAAGGCGACACCTCGTTTGAGGCGAGCGAATTTGGAATCGACAACCGCGAAAGCACACTGACCGCGACCATTTTGAATAGAGGCACGACGCCGCGCAAACAAGCGCCCGTCTTTTACCAAGGGCAAAAATATCGCATCACGGCAATCAAGCCCGAGGGCGAACGAATCCTTTCCATTGATCTGACCAATGATTGATACCACCCCAGACCTCGCTGAGCGAGTCGAGGACAGCATTGCACGGGTTTTCCGCGATGCGTTCCCTGGTATTGTCATCGCAACCTCCAGCAAGCCCGAGGAGCGCGTTGGAACGTCCATCGGTATCAAAGCCGAGACCGGAGCGGAGGAGCCAATCGGAACGAACATGTTCCCCATTTCCATCGACATCGAGACGCGCAACCTCGATGCACAACAGCGCGAACTCATGCGCGAAATGATCGGCAATGCCGACTCTGCAAAGCAGACGGTTTCCGCTTACTCAGCTAAATCCTTTACCATGCCGCGAGGGCAAGCCGTCGAAATGATCGGAGCGCCTCGCACGGTCGAGAACGAAAACGACCGCATCGTGACCTATTCTCTTGTCGCAACCATTCAACCCATCTGAGCCATGCCCACTCCCACATTTGTCTCTGCCACCAATTTCATTAAAGGCGTCTCCGCTGCTGAAACGGCCATCAACATCTCCGACTTCCGCCAAGGCTGGACCAACGAAAAGATCTTTATCGAAGACAAAGGCGGATCTCCCACGGGCTTCGTCTACAACTTCCTGACCGCCTCCACCTGCACGATCACTGGAGAAATTAACACCTCTGCCCTTTCCGCTGTGCTTGGCGTTGCTTTCGGAACTGCCGAAACGATTGCAAATTCCGTGTCCGGCTACGGTATCACCACGGGAGGTTTCTATATGGACGACATCGAGATCAGCCAATCGCGAGGCGCTCTGGCCACGGCTACGGTGAATTTCACCAAGCACCCTGACATCACCTAAGGATGAGCGAATTAAAAGGGGCGGGAGTTAACATCATCCCAACGCAATGTCCGCGCTTCTTCGCGGCTTGTGTGACTGCTGGCGTCGAGCTGGAACCTGGAACTCCAGGCGTCTCTAACGTCTATTCCAAGGGCGTGACCTACGATCCCGACGAGCCGGGAACGATCAGCTATCACCTCGACAACAAGACCGTCGGGCCGTTGTCGCTCGCCAAAGTCTGGCGTGATCCGTCGCAGGACATGACCGAAGCCGCAGCCCTGCCGGCGCGAATGATCAGCGCGAGGACAGAGGACCATTGGCAGCAGATCGCCGACGATCTGGAATTGCTGCACGTTTATTGTGCCATCGCGCACATCAAGTCATTCGCCGACGGCAAATTCGCAATCGGGATGCGTGCCGTTACCGACGAGGAGGAGCGTGCCGCACAAATGCTCTCCGACATGCCCGATGTCATCCGCAACGCTACAGGCAGGCGGAACGGCGGAAAGATCGCTGCCCGATTTGACGCGATCTGGATGCCTGCCATGTTCGCTTGGGTAAAGGCATGGGTGGCCAATTACCTTGAGCTTAAAGACATTTGGAAAGCCGCCAATCCCGCCATCAAGATTGAGCGCGAGGGCTTTCCGCTGGTCATTCCGAAAGGTCCGCAATTTGAGAAACTAGCCCGTAGGTGGGTCAAATAACCAAAAAAGAAGCATGAGCGAAATCACTATTGAAGATATCGAAAAAGACAACAGCGTCACGCCTGACATCGTGGCCGCGCGTAGCCGTTCCTACCAGTTCAAAGGGAAGCCCCTCAAGCCCTTTTCAAAATCCCGTTCCACCGCCGCGCGATGCATGGGCAACTCCCTCTTCCTCGGTCGCGCGAAGCCTGACGAAAACGGAGTCTGGGACCAAATTACGCTAGACTCCATCATGGTTGTCTGGCTTTGCTCCGTCGAGGATTCCCGCGTTGCTCGCGCCTGTCTCAATCGCGACCAAGCGATCATTGAGATGATGGCATGGTGGGACAAGGAGGGCGGCGAAATCGGAGGCGCGGAGGAGATCGAAGCCGTCCAGCTTCTGAACATGATCTGCGAGGACATCCAGACCGTCTCCGCATCCGTCGAATCTCCCTCCGGTGGTCGCGACACCTCCAACGTGGGGGAGTGATCGGGAGCGATGCTGACTACGTTTCCACGGTAGCAGCAAAGCTCCCCGGCCAGACTTGGGCATATTATATGGACGAGCTTCCCTTGTGCATCGGTATGCAGTTGCGCAATGCGGATCTTTTCGAACGCGGCTGCGACATTGTGCCACCAGGCAGGAGCGCATCGGCGAAAATGCAGGAGATCCTTGGCGAACATTCGGAAGCATGGTTTAGTTGAGCATGGACAGAATAACGGCATCGGTAGACGTTCGCGAGTTTATGGCTGCACTGCAGGCATACGAGAAAGAATCGTCGCGAGACTTGAAAA